CGTCCCTAGCCTCACTCCGATCAAATTTTGCTTTAGGAGACTCCTTAATGGGGTATTACGGCTTCCTTTGCCCTTTTTGCCATATCAGACACCGCCATCGGCCCCACTTTTAGCGCTTTTGCCGCCGCTTCCTGGCTCTTAAACGGCGTCAAATGTCCAAGCCCGAGTCCGTAAGCCGTAGCCACCACTCGTAAGCGCATGTCCGCGGTCTGATGTCCGTCCATCAGCCAGGTCAACAGCCTCACCAGAGCCATCCCTCCCAACGCTGCACGCTCTTCTGCCATTTTATCCTTGTGCCACTCGGTAATTCCTTCTGCCTGTCCTTCTGTAAGGTCGGCAAGATCTATCAGTTCGGCAATAATTTCCTCATCCATTTGCCTGCTGTTTGCATCCGCGCGTCGTAAATGTCCAGCCCAAAAGCGAACGATTGTGAAGCGGGAACGAATCGACGTATCGAGCCGCCATGAGGTCGCATTGGCAAGTCCCCATCGCCATCAGTGCACGCACGGCTGCTTCTTCCGAGCACTCAGCCCGAATCAGCGCCACCCATCCCGAGCAAAACGGGGCCACAACATAGGTCGACTCAGTCATACTCAGTCAATACTCACCCCGATGCGGCTGGTTTACAGAGTAGATACTCAATATACTCAATATACTCATAAATATTTATATATATAGGGGTATTTATACTTACCTACCTACCTCTATACCTATATATCTCTCCCACCCCCGAGTTGAGTAGAGTTTTTGAGTTTTTAACTCAGCGATACTCAACACCGAACACTGGGAAATTCTTCGTTTTCCTCTGTAAATACTCAAAATACTCAAAAAACTCACTCAAAGAAGAATAGGCTTTAGAGGTCGACATAAACGAAAACCCCGGACACCGCACACGCGGGCCGGGGTCCAACCTTTCCTTAACCACCCATCCGCCCGGATGGTTTATGGTTAGGCCATGAAGCATAGCTAGAAGAGTGCCATCGGTAGCCGAACCGTTCGTTTTCGCATTGCGCCAATGGCAACCTGCGAATCCATCCGCTGCGCCCCCGGGAACCGTTTGAGCTGATCCACCCAGCGCATCACCCCGAACCGCTGGCGAAGCTCCACGCCGTTCACCGCGATGTCGACGTGTTCCGGGCGCACCCTGACTCCGATCCGGGCGAGAGCTTCCTCCGCCCATCGCGCCTGGGCGTCGTTATGGGAAACCGCCTGCCGGATCGCCTCCGCTACAGTGACCCGAGCGCGCCCCGGGCCGTCGAGCGTGTCGACCTGCAACCACGATTCAAGGAGTCGGTTCAGGAGCGACCGCTCGTCGGTTTCCCCGCGTTCCCCGCTGGCAAATGTCCAGTCCTGCGCGTCGACCCATTCCGCTGCCGTGTCGAGCGTGATACGGTCTGTCGACGTCAGAGCATACGCCCCAGCGAGAAGCGCCCCCACTTGATCGGCGTTGCGCGCCTCGTCGAGTTTATGCCGCGCCGCCTGCTTAAACGTGGTTGCGTTGGCCGCGATGACCGCCGCGAGCGAAATACAGCGTGCCCGCCACTGTTCGCACCATTCTGCGCGGTCCACGGTTTCCGCCATCAGTGCTTTGGCTTCCCCGAACCGATCCACCGTGCGGAGGTGCTCTGGGATGAGTTCGAGCACCGTGATGCGGCCTTGGTCCGCGCGCTTGTCGAGTGAAACGGCGATGCTGGCGAATAAGAACGAGGAGCGGATCCGATAGGACATTGCCGTCCCCGACGCACCTCCCTTGAGCATCACCGCCCCGGATTCCCGAGACGCGGCCCGGGCCAGTGCGACGACCTCCGCCATCCGTTTCTGCCCTGCTTCGCCTTCGCCCTCCGCCTCGTCAAAAATTACGGGCCGTGCGTCGCACCCGAGCGCCTGCCGAATGCCTGCCTCGGTCGTATTACCCTGGAGGTGCAACGCGATGTCCCCAAGGAGTGGTTCGACCACCTCGGAGAGGAGTGTGGTTTTCCCCGATCCCGCCGCGCCCGTGAGCCACGCATGGGGACGCCAGTCAAGAGCGCCACAGACGGCCGAGGTGACAAGCCAGCCTGCCATGAACAGCGAGTCGAGCGGGTTCACGAATTGAAAACACTTGAGAAGCATCCGCAATTTATTTGCCTCAACATTCGAAAGCGGTTCTGCCGCGGTGACCCCCAACCTTTCCGCGCGAGCGTAAACGTAGCGTGACTGCACCGCGAGCAGGTCCCCGGGAGTGCCGTCGACAAAAAGCGAGTTGCCCGCATGGAATACCACGCGCGCCTCGTCAAGCCACGCACCTCGGCCGCGGACGTGAGCGGGAGAGAACTCCATCCCACCCGCCGTCTGAATGAGCCAATCGACGGCAACCTGAATGAGGACATCGCCTTTCTTGTCCATCTCCGCTTCCCACCACGATAGCGGCGCGAGTTCGAGGAGCGCGTTCCGGGTGTGTTGCGCGCTCGTGAGGGCCACCAGAGACGCCGTGCGCCTGCTCAGGTAATAGTAGACCCGATTGAGGTTACCGAGGATTAGAAACGGCTTTTCCGCTATGGGAGCGGATGCTGGAACTGCGGATTCGGGAGTTCCCCACTCTTCCCAGCATACTGCGCCCATTCCGAGCGCAATGAGTTCTTGCCGGGATTCCCCGCGGGCGCACCCCGCTAGCCTCGCAAGTCGTGCGGGGTTGAGGCAGGAGCGATCCACCTCGACGCCCTCGAACGCGTCCATCGCATCCGCTGCGCGTTTCGCTCTCGCTCGGTATTCCTCCGCGTTCGCGGCGTCCACACGCACCCAAGCGTGTAGGGATTTGCCGCCGGAGTCCACCACGCATGACACAGGCAGTCCACTGGCAACAATCGCAGCCCATTGCAGCGGCTTTGGTGTTTTGTCGGATTCAATGAGGACGTGCCGAAACGCAGTGACGTCGTTATTCGTCGCACCACTTGGTGACATCGGATTCACACGGATGAACGTGCCCCATTTGCTCTGTGGAGATACCTGCGACGGAAATACGGTTTCCCCTCGGCTAGAGATACCACCTTTGCTATCCGCCGCAACCAGCGAGACACATTCGTGCTCGGCAAAGCATGCAGCTAACTGCTGTGCCATTCCGTTTGCTATCGGTGACGGGATTTGCAACGCAGTCAGCGGAGTTTTAACGACGGTCGGTTTTGCCACGACAGAATGGCGAATCGGTCCCGTCGATTTCTCCGCGCGCCCGATCGCCGAACGCAGTGCTTTGTTTTCGGCTGCAACCTCGGCTTTACACGAGTCGTGAAAACAGTGGATTGTCGGCGGGCGTCCATCGTCGAGCGTGATTCGGCAGTCGGCGGGGTTATTCCGCCCCGTGTGCTTTTCGATCCCGGGGCAGTCCATCCAGCCGAGTTGCGGGGTTTCCCATTCGATGTTGTAAAGTGAGGAGGCGATGTCTTGCGGTGATGTAGTCATTTAATCCTTTGAGTGCTTCAGTTTCATTCCGAGCGACAAACGCGATGCCGCCCGATTCGTTTACATTGTTCATCCACTGCTGCTGTTCTGGCCGCAGCTTCCCCGTAGCCGTTTTTATTTCGATGCTGAGAAAAACCGCTAAATGCCCGATCCGCACCCAGCCTATGAGGTCCGCGCTGCCCTTGCGCAGGCCGAACGAGTGAACCCTTCCACGCTCATCCCGCACCACGCCAACGTGATTCCGAAACAGTCGAACGTCGGGCCGGGAGCCAAGCGCGAGGCGGATTTTATTCTGAATCGTGGTTTCGTTCATAACGGGCCGTCGAGCGCCGCCTCCCGCCGCTGTTCGTCTTCGATACGCTCAATCTCCCGCTGAATGTACCAGGCGGCTTTGCGAAGGTCTTCGATGGGATCAGCGGTTTTCTTACCGGCTCGGAGCAGGTATTTCAACGCATTTCCACGGCAGAAGTTTTCGTGCTCGCAGATCGTGATGGCCTCAACCCCGGAAGGGTGGTCGGTGTAGTGTTTTGGGTGATTGATGGGGTCGGTCATTTGGCCTCCTCCCATTTGCCCAGCGTCCGCAGAAACGCCTCTGCGCGTTGGCGGGCTGTTGCGTGAATTGCTTTATGAACATCGCCATCCAAAAGGTGATTGTAATAATCCCACCATTTTTCAGAAAAACGGTTCCAGTTTTTAGGAGCAAGCATTTTCTCCGCCTCGTGCATTGCGTTGAGGTCGTTGCAGTAGTCTGGCGGTTCCAGTCTGGATTCTATCATTTTATCTTTTCGAATTCGCTGCCAAAGCCAAGGTTCCCCGTTCGTTTCTTCCTTGGATTTCCATCCGCAAGCCCTTGCAATTATTATGTTTAGTTTTCTGTCGGTCATTTGTTTGTTTTTCCAGTGTAAATGTAATTCATGTGGACTCATGCAAAGGTCATTTGTTCCCTGTCGCGTTGTTGCCTGCAAGTAAAAGGCGTGAGCAAGTCAGCCCTCGGTTGTGGGTTTTCTCTTGCCCAGAGTTCCAGTCCCATGGTTTGATTTTTGTTTCCGCGATTCCACCCCGTGCCGTCGCAGCTTTCAATCCCCAAAGACTCAAGATAATCTAAATTTGAAGGACTGTTGACCCTAAGGACATGGACTCGTGGAAACTCTTTTGCCCACATTTCGACCGTCGCCCACTTCCATTCGGTAGTGCCACCCACGCAAATAACGTCCGGCTTTAACGTCTGAGCATCTGCCACTGTCATCCCATCCTGCACTGCCAGTGCTTTAGGAAATGGAACTTCAGCCTTGAATTGATGGTACCTTTCAATGGTCTTTGACCCATCACCAATCCAATCCGGCACAATTGCCCAAAGTGGTTGCTGCTGTTGAGACTGCGCCCAAAAGATCATTCTCCGCCATGCGTTGACGTCCCATTTTGACTCGTCCCAGACGTTAGCGGCCATATCCCAAGCTGCAAACGCTCCGTTGTCGAGTGCGTACGGCATCCAGGGCCAAGGGCCGCGTTGAGCGTCCGGAGAAAACAGGTGCCCGATGCGCCCAGTCTCTCGGGCAAGACAATGCCAAAACCAGCCAGTGCTATTTGCGGGCATAACGGTCATTTGGCCTCCCTTGCTGCTGCGATGAGTGCGTCTGCCTCAATGAGGCAGGCTTGCCTTAGTGTTAATTCTTCTTGATACATCATGCCCAAGTGATAAACGTGCGCTCCCATTAACTTTGCCGCAATCTCCAGCCGCGAGGGTTCTGGGCGGATCGTTTCGGCGCGTTCACCAATTTGGTTTTTTAACCATTGAATCTCAGACAAACAACTTTCACGCTGCGACTTCAACCGCTCCACCTCGGCGCGGCGATCTATGCCTTCTTTTTCCATTGCGTAAATGGCTTTTTTGTAACCTATGGCCTCTGCGCGGGCTTCGTCGCGTTCCCTCTGTACTACCTCAAGTTTCTCGCGTGTCACTTTGATCCAGAGATCCCGATCTACCTGCATTGAATCGTTGAGCCGCTGCAACTCCTCCAGCCTGGCGGCGGCTGCGGTCGCCAATGTTGGTTTGTGTGGCCCCAGCGGCATTAACTTCCGGAGGTGTTTAATTAGTGCTTCTGTGTTCATTTCAGTTGGTTCCATAATGTTCTAAATGCTTTTTCTGCCGTCGCCGGCACTACTCCGTTGCCGAGGAGGCGCAACTCATCGGTGCGATTGTCAGTCATCAAGACTATTGGGCCCAAGACATGGGCAGTCTGCATAGTGTCCTCCGCATTTCCAGCAGATAACGTCATCGCAACATTCGCAGGGCTGGCAATCGGATGCGAACACGATGGCATCGTCCATCCAATCGGGACACCCATCAACGTCTCCACCCAGCGTGGGTTGAGCTTGCCGTTGTTCTTGTTGCTGTTCAGTGCTTGCCCCGTCAGCGTGTCCTCTGGCTTTCCAGCCGCTAGTCTGGCTTGGTTCATCATCCAGCCCTCCGCATCTTTCGTTCGAGGTGTCGCCCATGCCTTCGGTGTCGCCCCTACTTGATTCTGTAAGTAAATCTGTGTCGATGTGTTCTGATTCTTTTCCTCGGCCACGGATGGGGTTCGCCACAACTCTGGGCGGCTCCCATGCGTGCTGGGGTTCACCGGGGCGGCTAGGCCAAGCGTATCCATCCGCTCCTTGCCGTCCTTGCGAATCATGCTCTGCGACATGTCTCCAGTATCCTTCCAGTCTCTGGTCGATGCGGTGGGCCAGGATGAAGACCCGCTTCCGCTGGTGCGGCGCACCGCACTCAGCCGCGCTGAATATTCCCCACGTCGTTTCATAACCAAGTTCTTCCAACTCTCCAACGACTTCTCTGAGTCCAAGGCTGATGTGCCCCTCGACGTTCTCGAAGAAGCAGACTTGGGGCCGAAGAAGTCGAATGCCGCCTGCGATGTAGGGCCAAAGGTGTCTTGGGTCGTCTGTTCCAAGTCGCTTCCCGGCTGCGCTGAATGGCTGGCAGGGGTAGCCTCCAGTGAGGATGTCCACGCGGTCACGAAACTCTTCCCAAGGGAAGGTCTTAAGATCCGTCCAGATAGGTGCCGGGTCCATGAGTCCCGCTTCCATTTTAGCAACCAAGTTCGCGCAGGCGAAGGCTTCGATCTCACAAAGAGCGATGCTCCGCATAGCTGGGAGGACTCGTTTAAGTCCAAGTTCAATGCCGCCGTATCCGGCACAAAGGCCGACGTGTGTAGTTGTTTCGGTAGTATCCACATTTTCTATTCGGTTAAATAATCTCCAAAGGCAGTCGCGTGGTCCGTTTCCGCATTGCGCCTATCAGCACCTGAGATTCCATTTTCTGCGCGCCCCGAAACCGCCGCAACTGGTCCGCCCAGCGCACCACGCCAAACCGCTCGCGCAGCTCAGTTCCGCTGTTGGCTATGTCGACGCAGTCCTCCCAGACGCGCACGCCAATTCGCGCCAGCGCTTCCGCGGCAAACCTAGCGCGCCCATCGTTTTCATCACTCACCTGCCTAATTGCTTCGGCGACCGTAATGCGTGCCCGGTTCGGTCCATCATACGTTTCAACCTGGAGCCACGATTCCAGCAATCGGTTGAGTAACGTGCGTTCGTCCGTATCCCCCCGGTCCCCGCGCGCAAACGCCCAATCCTGACCGTCAACCCAGCGCTCCGCGGCTTCCACGTCAATGCGTTCCTCCGAGGTCAGAGCGTACGCGCCAGCAAGCAGTGCGCCGACCTGATC